GCACGTCGATATGCCGGGACGGGCGTACTCCATAGGGGTCAGCAGGGCAGATAGCGACGATGACATGACAGTCGAAGAGGTGCAGGCCAACGCCCGCCTCATCGCCGCAGCCCCTGATCTCCTTGCCGCATGCAAGGCCCTAGCCCATGACATCCGTGCGATGCAGTTCACGGACGGCGAGTATCGGTTGCGCTTGGACAGTGCCCTTCAGATTCTGGCACTGCTGGATCGGGAGATTTCTAAGGCAGAGGGGAAGGAGTAGGTCATGGATGACCGCACGGTAGAGGTTGTGTTGCTGGTGGTGAGACTGATCCTGACACTGATAGGAGGTGACAACTGAAACCAAGGCTGACAGAGAAGGTGCGACACGGACTGTGGTTGATCGTTGCCCGCTCAGCCACCGTCATGCAGGCGGAGGCGGGCGGGCTGGACAAGGAGGAGCGGGAGGCGGTGCTGGCAGCCAGCCGGTACGCCGACGCTCACTGGAAGCCCAAGGATCAAGGAGTTACTGACGATGGCTAAGACGATAGTGACCTACTCCTGGCTGGCACGGAAGGCCATGGCCCTGTGCCGCAAGGACCGGAGTGAATACGAGAGGCTGCTCTACGGAGACCACTGCGACAAGTTGCTGCGGGGCTGCTTGGTTGAGTGGCGGAAGCACGACGACTGGAGCCAGTGCTTCCTGATCCGGGACAGGGCCAGCGGCAATCTGCTGTTCACCGTCTGGGCGGCTTACCAGGGCGACGAGGCCTACACCTACTACGAGCCCAAGTTCACTACCAGCCAATACCGCAAGCGGTTGGTGGAAAAATACTTTCCTGTCACGCTACCCGAAGGGGTGCGGACCAAGACCAACCTGCGTGGTGGCAACACGAACTGCACCTACCACAACGCTGACGGCAGCGAAGCAGCGCAGGGAATCTGGCATGGCGGACGCAGGAATCGTTGCGGCACCCCCAGCCGTACCCTGCTGATCCGCGACCGCGACGGGCAGTTCGTGATGAATCGGCCGGAACTGGCGGACCACACCGGCGAAGCCCTGTTCGAGTTGGGCTGGTTCGACAACGCCTCACCTACCAGGAAAGACTGGCTGGCCTCGATTGCCGCCATGCCAGAGAACCTGATTAACCGCGACAAGGTCCTGACAGTTGCGGCCAAGGCGTGGCTGGCGGCGAGTCGGATGTGCGAGAAGTATCCCCGCATGAGGATGGCGCTGTTCCCGGCGTCGATCTTCAGTGACCACCTGCCCAGATCCAAGCGACTGCGGTACGGCCAGCACGAACCCAATCCGCTGGTGATGTCCCGGTCTGACGCCGGCATCCCAGAGCTTTGGTACATGCCTGAGGTGCTGGTGTACTGGAAGGAGCAGGGCGAGGACCGAGAGAGGTACGTGTACCTGTCGATGGTCGTGCCACCGCACGGCAATCAACTGTTGGACCCGACCGGCAGGGCAGGAATGCTGTCCAGGTCCGTAAGGAAAAGGGAGCAGGCCATGGAACGATGGAATCCCGTGCCGCTCCCGCTGGGATATGAGTGCGCCTATCACGGGATTCTGGCCAATGCCCCGACCGTGCCGCGTGACCAGCGGTACAACCCCGGGCCATCTGCGGGGTGCTATGGCTACGGATCGGATGAGGCACGCAATCGGGAAGCCGAGGCTGCCATGGTGGTGTGGCCTCAGCACCCCAACCGAGTGCGAGTGGAACTCAAGACGCGGTACTTGAATGGCGAGGACCTGAACCTGCCGCTGGACTTCAATACCCCCGTGGCGATGACGCCCGAGGAAGTGATGTTGGCCTTCGAGGAGAAGATGCTGATGAGCAGTTTGCCGCTGTGCTAAACGTGTACGAGAGAACAGTAGTCAAGTACAATAACCCCCGGAGTTTTTGAGTTGCCCACAGACGGAACCCCCCTGAATGTGTATGGGTACATGATCGTGTACCGCAAGTCCCGAGAAGAGCCTTGGGTGGTCGATCAAGACGACGAGTTCAGGAACCTGCCCGCCCATTACCTGTCAGAAGACGAAGCGTTGGACCGGGCAGAGTACCTGCGGAAGAAGGGAATCGAGGTTCGGGTGGCAGCGTTGGTGGCCGAAGCCACTGACACCCCCGAGGAGTTTGAGGAGAACAGAATCCGTGGCTAAGAAGCGCACCCAGATTGACGAGTTCCTGACGGCCTACTGGAAGGCTGTCGATGAGGGCCTGACGCGGGACGAGTTTGCCCAGCGGATTGGGGTCAAGGTTCAGACCGTGTATCAGCGGGTCTACGAACTGAATCGTGGACTCAAGGAACGTGGACAGAGCCTACCCCTTCTGCCTACTGGCGGAAGGAGGAGCGTGTTGGATAAGGCTGCGGAACTGATGGGCCGGTTGGCCGGCGGTCGGCCGCAGCAGGACGAGAGTTTGGAGGACGTCGAGGATCCACTGGCGGACATCCTCGGCTGACGTTACCTAGTTTTTTCTGCAAGGAGTAGCAACATATGACGATTGTGTTTACCCCCCGCCGCGCTAGGCGGAGTGTTTCTGGTGCCGACTTTACCCTCCGCATCCGCCGCTACCGGGCGACGATGTGCCTGGAGGCCACGATCTCTGCCAAGGTCCAGTCGCAGTTGCGATACCTGGACGGCGACCGGATCCACTGCGAGTTCGACCCCGACAACAAGTCGTGGGCCCTGACTCGGGTGAGCCCGGACAAGATCGAGGATGGCTACAAGGTGGCCGTGCGGTCCTGCGCAAAGAAGAGCGACGGCCACACGTTCGTGTCCTTCCGGATTGGGTGCGAGCCGTCGCAGGCAACTGCGGTTCTCGGCAGCCGGGAGAAGGCTGACTACGAGCTTCTGGAGGTGGCCGGCAACACCGCCACGTTCATCGAGCGAGACTGAGGATCGCCCCCGGCGCAGGCAACCCCTGCGCCGGGGGTTCTTTTACGAAGGGAGTCGCGTGTGGCTAAGCCAAAGAAGTGCAAGAACCCCAAGTGCCTGCCGTGCAACTGGTGGCCGAAGGTAGCCAAGATGTTGGGCTTCGATCAGGCGTGCTACTGGGTGGACGAACTGACTGGCGAAGTGTTCATCGCCACTGGACTGCGGGCAACCGGAGAGGGGAATCTCATCGAGATCCCGGACGATGAGGGGCGGACGTTCTACCAAACCACCTGCGACTGCGGGCATGAGTTCGCGGTGCGGGAAGACATGTTCGACAGGGGGCTGGGCTCACGCTGCCCCTCCTGTGCGGCCGAAGTTTCCGAGATAACGAGGAACTGAAATGAACGACGAGCAAATCCAGATGATTCTCCTGGCCCTGCGGCTGATCCTGGAACTGGTGCGGGAGCTTGGCTAGTGCAGACCTTCTATCCGGCGATGTCCTTCCACGACTGCGCCCGGATGCTCGACAACAAACGGCTCGGCAAGCAGCGAGTGGAGTGCCTGCAAATACTCAAGGCGCTCAGGGGTGAGACCAAGGGGTGGAGGAATCACCCGGCCACCCTCATGTGGTACGGTCACGGAGCGGCTCTTACTGTCTACATGAACTGCTGCATCAGTGAATGGTGCCGGCGGGGCTTCAAGAACAAAATGGAACAACTGCCCCAGCCGGCGAGCATGCCAGAGGAGTATTGGCCGGCTTGGATTCTGGACTGGGAGGTGCGCCAGAAGGTGATCGACAGCCATCGGTCCAACCTGCTGCGGAAGGACCCCGTGTTCTACGGGCAGTACGGATGGAACGTGCCGCCGGACCTGCCGTACTTCTGGCCAGTCAAGAAGGAGGACGTCGAGGTCAAGAGAATCCTGGAGTTGTGCCCATGAAGAAAGCCTATGGTTACTGCCGGGCCAGCACCGGCAAGCAGTCACTAACGTTCGATGCCCAGAAGCAGCAGATCGAGAGGTACTACGAACACAAGCTCAAGGCGGAGGGCTATGCCTGGGGTGGGTTCTTCGAGGACAAGGCCACCTCAGGGGCCAAGCCGTTCACGGAGCGGGAGGAGGGGCTCAAGTTGTGGGTGACGGCGCAGCCGGGGGATGCGATTGTGTGGGCCAAGATGGACCGGGCCTTCCGCTCAGTGCGGGACGGGGCCAACACCCTGCACCTGCTCAAGCAGAAGGGGGTCTCCATCCACTCCATCGACATCAACCTGGATACCGGCACTGCCCTCGGGGAGTTCGTCTGTCACCTGCTCATGCTGCTCGGTGAACTGGAAAGATCCTGGGTCAGCACCCGAACCAAGGAGGCCTACGCTGCCCGACGTCAGAACGGCCAGCCCGTGGGGAAGAGTTCTCCCGCCGGGTACAGGATCCTGGGGACGGGCAAGGCGAAGGTCCTGGACGAGGATCCCAAGGAGCGGGCGCTTATGGACACCATCCACGCCGAGTACGTGGCGGGCAAGGCTGTCGAGGTGATCGCGTCGGAGTTAGCCAACCGGGGAGTCAAGCGTCTCTGCGGGGACGACTACGGGGTGGGCTTCCTGCTCTACGCCCTGCACTCACGGGCGCTGGGCTACCCCATCGACTACTACTTCGGCAAGCACAAGGCTTTCCTCAAAGCCATCAAGGCCAAGCGTGGCCGGCAGGCAGTGCTAGATCGACTGCGGATGTTCGAGGCCCGGACTAAGGCTCATCCTCCACCAAGTCCCGCAACTTGTTCATCCGGCTCTTGAGGAGTTTCTTGGCGGTGCGGGGGTCACACTCCGCCTGACGGCCGAACGCCCTGAAGCTGGTCCCGTCGAACACAAAAGATTCAATCCAGTCCCGTTCCTCATCGGTCAACTTGAGCATGGCCGGCATCGCAGCCTCCGAAGCTTCGCGCTTCGGGGGCTGCCGCCGGCCGGCTTCGTCTAACGAGATCCGCTTAATCGAATGAGCCTGGGTCTTTATCTCTTTCTGCACTTCTCGCAGCATGGCGTTGCGGATGGCCACTGAAAAGTAGGCACTCACTCCCACGCCCCTCCCCGGATCGTAGGTTCTCGCCGCCTTGCAGCAGGCTACGTAGGCAGCCGACTCCAGGTCGCACACCTGGGCCACAGGACGCAGGCAGGGCATGTGCCTAAGGAACACGCGGATGCACACGGGCACTAGCTTGGCCGCTTCCTCGGCCAATGCCTGCTGCTCTGGGGTGAGGGACATGCGCTATCGCCCGTATCGAGTGAGGTAGTCTTCCCTGACCACCCTGCGGCAGGCCTGCTCATAGCACGGCCTGCACCTCCACTGATCCGACGGCACGCCGTAGGGGTCCACTCCATAAGACCCGGGCTGGCCGCAGTCCACGCAGGGCTGCGGCTCCCTTTTCTCGGGCACCTTCCTTGGCCTTCCTCGCTTCCTCATTTGGAGAGAGTAACACTGGTTTGGAATGGCGTCTAACTACGATCCATACCTCTTGAGATAGCCCTGTAGCATTTGCCTTGCTCGTCCTGGATCTACCCCAAGGCTTTCGCAGCAGTCCTCAAAAGTGATTACGCCAGTGCCCCCGGCCATCCATATTTGCGCCTGCGCCCGCTGCTTCAGGGACTCTTTGTCGATGCCCCCGGTGTCGTGGCTGTGATACTTCGAGCCCGCCGTGCAGAGCCTCACGCTGCGCAGGC